AAGCCCAACCCGAAGAACTGGAGGACGCACCCGAAGGCCCAGCAGGACGCCCTCCGGGGTGTTCTGGCCGAGGTCGGCCTTGCCGACGCCTGCCTCGCCCGCGAGTTGCCCGACGGCTCGCTCATGCTGATCGACGGCCATCTTCGTGCCGAGACGCTTGGCGACGGCGACGTGCCGGTGCTGATCCTCGACGTGAACGAAGCCGAGGCCGACAAGCTGCTCGCCACGCTCGATCCGCTCGCCGCGATGGCCGAGAGCGACGCGGTCAAGTTGGACGAACTGCTTCGCAACGTCGATACCGGGAGCGAGGCGTTGCAGCAACTGCTCGCAGCAACTGCTGATCAGGCGGGGCTATACGACACGTTGTCTGACACGTCCAATGACGAGCAAGACAGCGACGAGTCAAGTGAGAACCCATACACAGATAAAGTCGAGGTGCCTCCGTATGCAAAGATCGGAGACAAGCCGCAACTCTCACAGTGCTACAACGACGAGTATTGCTCGAAGCTCATCAAGGCTATCGACGCCGCCGACTTGCCGGAAAGCGACAAGAACTTTCTGCGTTCAGCCGCATATCGTCACGTCGTTTTCAACTTCCAAGAAATCGCGAACTACTACGCGCATTCCGAGCCGAGCGTACAGCAACTGATGGAGGACAGCGCACTTGTGATTGTTGACCTTAATGCTGCAATCAAAAACGGCTGGACTCGGCTCGGACAGGCACTCGACGCGGCGTACTCCGAGGAGAAGGAGACTGCTGATGTCGAGTAAGCAGAAACCCACGCCACGCAAGTTCGCCACGTTTATTCTGACGCACGGACGTGCAGACAATGTCCTCTCGTACCGCGCTCTTAAGAAAGGCGGGTACACAGGGCAAATCTACTTGCTCGTTGATAACGAGGACAAGCAACTTCAAAAGTACCTCGACAACTACGGGGACGAAGTGATCATCTTCGACAAGAAGAAGGTCGCTGAATCAGTCGACGCGTGCGACAACTACGGCAAGCGCAACTCGGTAGTGTTTGCTCGCAACTACAACTTCGTGATTGCGCGAGAGTTGGGCCTGACTCATTTCTGGCAACTCGATGACGACTACCCGCAGTTCGGGTGGGCGATGAACAACGATGGTGACTACATCACATCAAACGTCGTTACGCACAGCCTCGACCCGATCATCGAAGCCTGCTTGAACTTCTTGGACGATTCATCTGCGACGTCAGTCGCCTTCGCCCAAGGCGGTGATTTCATCGGCGGCGGAGAAGGACGCTTTGCAAGGCTGGCGAAGGAGGGCCGATTCTCCCGCAAGGCGATGAACAGTTTCTTCTTTCGATCAGACGCCGAGGTTACGTTTCGCGGGCGAGTCAACGACGATGTGAATCTGTACGTCGAGTGCGGGAGGCGAGGAGAGTTGTTTGTGACTCTCCCGAGGCTTCGGCTATGGCAACCGCAGACGCAGGCCGAGGCCGGTGGATGCACAGACATCTACCTTGAGATGGGAACGTACATCAAGTCGTTCTACTCAGTACTCGTTGCTCCATCATGCGTGAAGATCGCCGCGATGGGAAACAAGCATCGCCGCATTCACCACATGGTCCAGTGGAAGTATGCCTGCCCCGAGATTATCGCCGAGAAGTATCGCAAGGCACGGACCGCGTAATGAACGTCGACTATCTCGTCGTGGGGTCTGGACTTACTGGGGCCGTCATCGCCCGCATGCTGGCTGACGCTGGTCGCGACGTGATTGTCGTTGATCGCCGCAGCCACTCTGGCGGGAACGTCCATGACCACGCTCATAGTTCGGGTATCCGAGTCCACACCTATGGGCCGCACTATTTCAGGACATCATGCGACCGCATTTGGGAGTGGGCCACGCGGTTCGGCGACTTCTACACATACGAAGCATCTGTCATATCTGACATCCGAGGAGAGCCTGTTCAATGGCCTCTCTCGTCAGACTACATCCGAAAGAACATCGGAGAAGATTGGTCGCCGGACTTCACGGGGGACGCTTCAAACCTTGAGGAAGCCGCGCTGTCTTTGATGCCTCGTCCTATCTACGAGCGATTCGTGAAGGAATACAACGAGAAGCAGTGGGGTGTTCCGTGTACCTCGCTAGGTCCAGACCTGTGCAAGAGATTTGATGTCCGCACAAACGGCGACGCGAGGCTGACGCCTAACGCGAAGCACCAAGGAATCCCGGTCGACGGTTATGCAGCGTGGACTCTCAAGATGCTTGACGGAATCCCCGTCATCATGAACTACGACTACCTCAAGAGACGCGGCGAGATTTTAGCAAAACGCAAGGTAGTTTTTACGGGGCCGATTGATGAATACTTCGGATTCGATCTCGGGAAGCTCAAGTATCGCGGCCAGAGGCGTCATCACGAATACCACCCCAATGCGAACTACGTTCAGCGACGAGGGCAGGTCAACAACCCGATGCACTTTGGAGGAGAGCACATTCGTTCGCTAGAGTGGAAGCACATGATGAGACCGGACGTAGCGAACCGAATCACAGGGTCAGTCGTGACCACAGAGACTCCGTTCACGCCAGACAACCCATGCGAATACGAGTATCCGTTTCCGGATAACGCGAACGCTCAGTTGTACGCACAGTACCGAAAGCGTGCCGATAGCACTGACGGATTGCTCGTAGCAGGACGGCTAGGAGAGTATCGGTACTACGACATGGATCAGGCAATTGGAAGGGCGATGATGCTTGCCAGCGACTTGCTTGGCAACGTCTGCGGCCCGTAGCAGAAGGAGAAAACCATGGGCAAACGAGGACCTGCACCAGAGCCGTCGATTTTAAAATACATTCGCGGCAACCCGTCGAAGGACGCGCTGCCGACGAGCGAGCCGACGCCGTCGCTTGTGCCGCAGGACTTCCCGCCGCCCAAGACACTCGACGGCAAGGCAGTCGAAGTTTGGAAAGACGCCGTGCAGACGCTGTCACGGATGCGAGTGCTGACCGAGGCCGACGTGCCGACGCTGATGAGGTACTGCATCGAAACGGTTCTCTACCTTGCGTGCTATGAGAAGGTGAAGATCGCGGGCGAGGAATACACGCACTGGGAGCCAGACCCGAACCGCACCGATGGGAAGCTCCGAATCAAGTACACGCAAGTTGCTCCGTGGGCCACGCAGATGCACCGCCACCACGCTGCGATGCTGCGGATTGAACAAGAGTTCGGCATGACGCCGAGCAGCAGGTCACAGGTGTCAACGACCAATGGCAACGAAGATACAGACCCGGTTGCCGCCTACGCTGCGAAGCGACGCCGCTCGTCAGGGGCTTGACTATTACTTCGATCCAGAGGCTGCACAGCACGCGGTCAACTTCTTTGAAGGCTGGCTGCGGCACAGCAAGGGCAAGCACGCTGGCAAGCCGTTCACGCTGCTTGAGTGGCAGACCGTGATGATCGGCGAGTTGTTCGGCTGGAAGCGGCTGGACGATGACACCCGACGCTTCCGCGTGGCCTATATCTCGACGGCAAAGAAGCAGGGAAAGTCTACGCTGCTGGCTGGCATCGGGCTTTATCTGCTCGTCATGGACGGCGAGAACGGAGCCGAGGTCTACGGCGCGGCTGCGGATCGTGAGCAGGCCTCGGTGGTCTACAGAGAGGCCGCGAGCATGGTGCGGGCCTCGCCAAACCTTTCCCGCGTGCTGGAAGTCATCGACTCCCGCCGCACGATCGCGTACCGCAAGGAAGCGTCGTTCTACCGCGTTCTTTCCGCTGACGCTTTTCGAGCCGAAGGCTTGAACATTCATGGACTGCTGTTCGATGAGCTTCACGCCCAAAAAGATCGTCGCCTGTGGGATGCCCTTCGCTACGGCGGTGCGGCCCGAGAGCAACCACTGCTCTGCTCGATCACGACGGCGGGCTACGACCGCAAGGGCATCTGCTACGAGCAGTACCAGTACGCGAAGGCGGTCGCGGCGAACTGGAAGCACGACCCGACGTTCTTCTCCTGCATCTACGAAATGGAGCAGGACGCCGATTGGAAAGACCCAGACGTGTGGCCCCAGGCGAACCCGTCGTGGGGCGTGACGATCAAGCCTGGTGACTTCGCCCTCGACGCGAAGGAGGCCGAGCAGTCGCCGACCAAGCTTAACTCTTTTTTGCGATACCGGCTCAACACGTGGACTTCCTCCGACGTTCGGTGGCTGTCGCCGGAAACGTGGCAGCAAGGCTCCCTGCCCCTCCGCGACTTCGGCGACCGGCCTGTGTACGCGGGCCTCGACCTTGCCACGACCTACGACCTTTCGGCCCTCGTGCTGGTCTGCCCAGACCCGGAGGACGGGAGCATCGACGTGCTGCCGTTCTTCTGGATTCCCGAGACGAACGCGGTCGAGCGGACGAACCGCGACAAGGTTGACTACCTGGGCTGGATTCGCGACGGGCACATTCGTGCCACTGATGGCAACGTCACGGACTACACCGTGCTACACCGCGACATCGGCGAGATTTGCAGCCAGTACGGCGTGCGGCAGTTGGCGGTGGACTTGAAGTTCAACGGGCAGATGCTCGCCAATATGCTGCAAGGGGACGGGGTGGAGGTGCGAGGATTTCCGCAGGGCGGTCGCGCCATGAGCGCGCCTGCCAAGGCTCTGGAGAACTTGATCAGCAACGGAAAAATCCGCCACGCAGGTCACCCTGTGCTGTCGTGGTGCGCTGGCAACGTCGCTGTTCACGAGGATCGCTACGGCAACATCTTCCCGAGCAAGGCCAAATCAACGGAGCGAATCGACGGCATCGTGGCTTTGTGCCAAGCCATCGGGGCATGGACGAGCAGCGAGCAGCAGCCAGCGAACACGCCTGACATCTTCTTCCTATGATTGCCGACAACCGCATCCTCTGGCTTCCTGGCGAGTCCCGCATGTGGGACGATGACGAGCCATCGGGCCGGTCGAACGCTGGCGTGAGGATTGACGAGAGCAACGCTCACCAAGTCGCGGCGGTGTTCGCCTGCCTGCGGGTGATCGCGGAGACGGTGGCCGGTTTGCCGCTGCATGTGCTGGAACGGACTGCCGGGGGCGGCAAGCGGATCGCCCGCGAACTGCCGCTGTATCGACAACTCCACAGCCAGCCGAACGGGTGGCAGACCAGCTTCGAGTGGCGCGAGCAGTCGGTGTTTCACGTTGGCCTGTGGGGCGACGCCTTTGACGAACTGAAGGCTGGGCAGA